ATACTGAAACCTTTTAATACGCCTGCTTTAACTTTGGCTACAGAACCAGGATCAACAACATGCGCAGTAATAAAATGTTCAGAACCTTCAGCCTTGTATTCTGTTGCCACACCTGCGGCTACACTACTGTGCTGTTCACGAATGTTGCCATACTTAAACCACTCTGGCATAGCACTTGCAAGCCAGGCAGGATCACAAATTTGTTCATCAGAATCTAAAGTATCGTCTGTGGCTTTACCGTGAACCAATAGTGAACCGTCTGGCTGTTCATCCATTTTTAGGATTGCTGCATAAACGGCTGTGTCAGGTGTTGAAGTCATCTTGTCCCTATCTTGTAGTTGGTTGCGGATTTTGCTAGACCACGAAAACCCAGCATCACCACCCCATGCAGACCACGCCACACGCCCTGCAGATGGAAACCCATCTTCACCAGCGTTGAAACCTGTAGCGTTCTTATCAACTTCGTGCCGTGAAAAAAATGAATACATCCGTTTCACAGTGTCAGCCGACAATTCACGCCCTGCGGCTATGTCGTTTGCACGCTTGCGCCCTGTTGCTGTGAACCCTGAACCTGCTTTGCCGTCATTGATCCACGCTAGTGCGCGTTTGGCTTCTTCTATCATCCCTTGTGTGGGCTTATAGGTTTCAGCCATAGGTTTAATTTTCGCAAACAATGGGTGTGTTTGTCTATTAGGTTATTTAACTTTAAGACTGGTTTTGTCTACGGCTATGCGTGCATCTTGTAAGCAGTCACCATAACTAGCGTGGTCTTGTGTTGGGCAACCTGTGCGACAGTTAGACACTATGACCAGTTACCAAACAAACTAGCCGAACCTGAACCAATTTTGTAAATGTTCAAATACGAACCATTAAAGAATGTTGCGGCGGCACTTGTGTTGGCATTAGTTTGCCCTGCACCAATTCCAATTTTTGAAGCCGTACTGCTATTGGTTCTGATGAAACCATAAAATTGGATAGTCCAAACTGTGACCGCTAATGCACCAGTTGGTGTGCCGTTCATTGATAAGTCAGTGTTTGCGTTTTGTCCAACTGTGGTTCTAAAAGTTCCAACAGTAGTGGTTGCTGAAGTTTGCACTGTGCCAAAAATGCCACTGCTTTGTTCCGTAACAGCATTGTTTGAAGCATCCACAGAATAAATACGAAGCATAGGCAAAGCAGTTAGTGTGCCTATTGGTTTTGAATAAAGCAACACGCCATCAAAGAAATACATACGGTCAAGGTCTGTGTTCATGTATTGAACAGATGTGCCATTACTTGCAACGAAAACAGGTTCGCAAACTGTGTTGTTGTTTGGCTTTAACCTGTCAGCCGTAAGCATGGCTTGACCGACTAAAGATGTTCCATACTGTGTACCAGTGCCACCTTTTGAAATGTCAATCGCAGTTGCGTTCCAAGTGCCTGAAGTAATCGTGCCAACCGTTGCAAGGTTCGCGGCACTGGTCAAACCTGTTGTTGAAGTTGTTGCACTGTTCAACAAAGTGCCAGCAGTGGCAGGTAAAGTTTGGTTGCCAGTTGCACCAGTAGCGGCGATCAAAGACTGCGTTCCGCCAGTAGTAGCGAAAACAAGGTTGCCACCAGTTGCACCAGAAGTTCCCAATGTCACATTTGTTGTGCCTGTTGCAGCGAAACCAGCAGCAGTCACATTCGTTGCCGAAGTAATCGAACCGCCACCAGTGGTGCTGATGTTGCCCGAAGTAGTAATTGCGCCAGAGGCAGTCAAACCACTTGCAGTTGTGATCGCACCATTGGCAGCAATCTTCGCAAGAATAGTTGTGCCATCAGACTGAGTCACCTGAACAATGTCAGCCGACTGTGTTGCGCTATTGCGCTGAACCTTCAAACCAACAGTGCCATCCGCGCCAGTTTGAATAGTTTGTGTACCAGTAGTGAAAGTGTTAGCAGTTGTTAAAGATGGTTTACCATTCGCAAGATCGTAAGCGGCTTTAACTGATGCAGGTGTTGCCGCAGTTGTGGTGCTGGTAGATGAAGTTGAATCTGTTAATTGAACCGCACCTGCTACCGCAGTAGTGGCTGAAGCAATGCTAACTGTTGGGGTTACACCAGTGGTTACAGAAATTGGGGCTGTGCCTGATACTGAAGAAACTTTACCGTTCGCAAGATCGTATGCAGTTTTAACTGATGCAGGTGTAGCCGCAGTTGTAATGCTAGTAGATGAAGTTGAATCTGTAAGTTGCACCGCGCCTACTACTGATGTAGTTGCACTAGCAATGCTAACAGTTGGGGTAGTGCCACTGGTCACAGAAATAGGGGCAGTGCCTGAAACACTAGCAACTTTTGCATTCGCTGTAGTCTGTGCAGTGCCTGCGTTAGTGTTCGCTGTAGTGGCAAGATCATAAGCAGACTTCACACTGTTAGGTGTCGCGGCTGTAGTGGTGCTAGTAGAAGAAGTTGAATCAGTTAATTGCACTGCACCCTTAACCGTAGTGCTTGCATCACTAATACCAATAGTGCCAGTGCTAGTAATCGTGCCACCAGTTAAAGGTGAAGAAGCAGTAATAGAAGTAATTGCTGGTGGTGTCAGTATCTGAATCCAGTTAGCCAAAGTTGTAGGTGGTGAAGCCTGCAAAATAAAAGTCTGGTTAATGTCGGTGCGTACAGCAACATCACCCACCTGCGCAGTTAGTGCCAACATAGCCGCCTGTGAAGCGACAACAAAAGTATCACTAATGGCTAGTGGTGGTAGTTGGCTAGTGGGTATTAAACCTGATCCATCTAATGTTGCTACACCATTTGCTACACCAGCGTTAATACCTATGTTTGCTGAAGTAGATGTGCCTGTGTTTGTTATTGGTGCTGTGACTGCGATAACACCAGATGAACCTTGTGCGCCTGTAGCACCAGTTGCGCCTGTTGCGCCTGTGTCGCCTTTAGCACCTTGCGCACCAACACTAGAAACTGTGACTGTGTAAACCTGTGGGGAAACTTCAACAATAACAGGTGTGCTAACAACAGTTATGTCACTCATTGTGTCACCTGTGGTGTGACTGTCATAGATCCCTGAATAAGTCTGGTCACTTGTCCACCGCTAGATGTTATTTCAAAATCGTAAACCCACCGCCCCAAAGGGAATGTGTTTGTTTGGGCGTTTGTGAATGTCCATGAGAATGAACCATTACCTAAAGTAATACCTGAACCATTTGTTAAAGTCACAAATGCTGTAGGTGCACCATACTGTGTGCGTGCCTGCAGTTTGGCTGTGTATGTTGTTAGGTCTGTGCCAGTGATTGTGAAACTAAATGACTGGTCTGTGCCTTGTGGAATCGTAATGTTTAATACGCCTGGTTGCATTTAGACCCCAGAATAAAGAACAGAAACTGCGCCTGCAGAAGTTTGTGCCGCAGAAATTGCATACACACTATCACCAGCATTTAGCCACAATTGGTAGGTAGCACCAGCGGCAAGAATGTGCCCCTGTGTTGCACCTGAAGTTGTGATACTTGGATCACCAACATAAATAGCGGCACTGTGATTATTTTGAATAGATACAGCAATAGCACCACCAGCCTGTTGCACAGTGAACAGTTTGGTTGCAGTTGTATTTACTTGAATGTTTAAGTGAACTAATGCCATGTTTACCCCTTTATTGGTTATGGTCTATTTTGCCACACAAGGTGTGTGTTTATCTATTCACTAACAGGTGCAACATCACACACACAATTAGGGTGTGCTGGTGGTTCAGTATCACCGCTAGGAAAATCTTCACCAATTAAAACTATTTGCCCATCATTTTCTGCACACACATCACATGGATCACCCACTAGCCATTCAAGCGCACCCACACCTTCAGTACGATACTGTTCAAGGTTTGACTGAATCAAAGCATCTGCAGTTTCAGTACGCGCAATGACCATAGCCCTAGCAGGATCATTCAACACACCATTAACCATGTTCGCGGTTTCTTGAATACCTAAACCTTGCGACAGGCTAACACCAAGTTGTGTGCCGATACGGTCAAGCATTGAATCTGTTATGCCTTGTAAAGTTATGCCCCGTGCATTCAGCAAAGACTGTAAACCTTTAGGTGGGTCTACTAACGCTGCCGCACCTTCGTTACCTGGTTGCCAATTGTCCCAAACATTGCCAGCAACCATACCCAAATCTTGTTGCGCATCTAGTTGCCCAAACGCCCAACCACTGCCATAAACTTGCGCTAACACCTGTTCAAGTTGTTTAGGGTTTAGTTTAATGTTTAAGTTTGTCCACGCCCGTGCGTTATCTATTTGTGGTGACTTTGCATAATCTGATGCGTGCTGTTCAATAAACTTTTTAGCAATAGTTTCCCCATCACCCATGGCACGCATTGCTGAAAGAATCAGAAGCGCATTGTGGTTAATGGTTTCCTGTTTAGCCCCATTTCTAGGGCTTAAACTTTTTTTAGAACACCATCCGCTAGGGCTTTGATTAGTTCAGTGTCACCAGTTTTGTATGCGGCATTTAATGCCATGCCCTGCATCATGTCCACAGTTAAGAATTCAAACTCACGGTCTTGTGATTTTTTAGCCCACTTCAAGAATGCTTTAACTTCAGCCTGCGCATCAGCATTAGAAGCAACCATAACAGTATCTTCATCTGTTGGGTTATCTACAGGTTCAATAGGGTTTGTTGGTGTGTCTGCAGGTGTAGCAGTGTTAGCACCAACCGCAATGATACCTTCAGGGCTGATAAAGAACGCACTAGAACCTGCCTGAATCATAGGCATGTCAGCGTAAGGTGAATCAATTAGTGGTAAACCTAGTTCTGCTTTTGCTTCGTTAAGGGTGCGTTGCCCTGATTTAATTTCGGTGTCCCTACGGCTTGCACCTTCTTGTGTGTCCGACTCACTACCTGAAACAAACTTGAATACTAGTTCGCGTGGCATCCCTAAGAACTTGTAACTAATGTCTGATAGTTGTTGTTCAATCCATTTCTGCAACGGTTCAGAACCTAGACGGTTAGCAGATTCTGCTTCACCCTGTTGGTGTCCACTGTTACCTAAACCACCTGAACCACTGTAACCAATTTCTGTAGGCAATACCCCAAAGTGTCCAGTGATGGATGTAATCAAATAGGTGTCTAGGCTGTCGTTAAATTTTTCACTATGTCCCGTGTTATCTATTGGGTCTAAGCCTGGTGGCAGAATCCTAGCCCGTCTGCGTTGTTCAGTCTGTCCACTAAGATCATCATTCAAAATGTTTTCATAGGCACGCAGTTGGTCTGGTGTTACATTAAATGTTTTATCTGGTTTCAGCATCATGTCTGGCATTACACCGTTTGTGTATTCTGCCCTTAACCATTGTTGGCGTTTCACATAAATGTCTGCAACTGGTAGTGATCGTTCAACGGGGCTGTAACCGTATGGTGTCCAGGTGCGGTGGTTGCGTTTCAAATAAATTAGTTCATCAGCGTTGAATGTTCCATCTAGTTCAGGGTCATCTGATACAGGTAAAAATTCGCCGCGTGGGAAACCGTACAAAATTTGTTGGTATGCAGGTCCAGTTACAGGGCGTGTACCGTATTCGTTTAGTACGGGTTTGATGGTTGATGC